GGCCAGGAGTCAAAAGAACATAACCCACCATGTCCCCATTCTTCTCACAAATGAAAACCACAAAGTTACGTTCCCCCCCGAACACATACTTATCCCAGACTGTCGCTTGGATAAACCCGACCGCGTAGGAGTTTTCTTTCTGCATCTTGTCGATAAAGTTTCGGTCAGCTTCGGTTGCTGTCCTCACGGTGAGGTCGTCTTTTGTATATAGGGTGTTTGTCGTCCCTGTAGCACAGTCAAACTTTCCGAGATTCATCTGTTGTCAGCCAGCATCGTGCTGATTGCCTGGATGGTTTCGATTAGCGAGGACACCTGCACACTTGATGCAGAGAACCTCACCCTGCTCTTCGCCTACATAGAGTGTCTTGGTGTTTAGTGTTGTAGTCATTTTGATTTCCCTTTCCTAAAGGGTGGGATTACTCCCAGCCCGCCTTCTTTAGTTAGGCTACGTTGTTGAGCCATGCATAGCAGGGCTCACAGACGGTCATACCCGATATGTTGCGTGTGTCGGTTTCACAGGTGCTAACTTCTGCAATTTCGCACGTAGACATTGTTTCTCCTTTCGTTTGGCTTGTGCTTACCAGTATACGCACTTATTCAGCCAACACAACTACTTACAACCAAACTCCCCAGCCCTACACTCCCAATGCTCCCCAATATCGTGCATACTTTTTACCCACGCCCTCGCGTCTGGCAACTCAGCGGCAGGCTTCAAAGCTTGCTTATGAATCACAGTCCGAGGCTCCGCAAACTTCACCGCATTACGACACCAGTTCCTAAAAGCAGCATTCCAATCCTTGAACACGGATCCCTTAGCGGTGTGGAAGTCCACGAACGCATCCCTCTGCTCAGGTAAGTCAAGTGAAGGGTATTTCTCCTGCAACACCTCTGCGATTTCTATCGGCAGCCGGTATGGGTGAGGGATTGATGTGGCTCTTTGGGATTTCTTTTCAATATAGTTATCTGGTTCTAGTTCAGTAGTTCTAGTTAGGTGGACACCCTTGTCTACCCCCCTGGACAGTGGTGTCGAGCCCCCCTGGACAGTGGTGTCTACCCCCCTAGACACCCTCAATGTGTAAACAAGCGAGCTGTTGTGGCGCTGCCGTTTAGTGATTGCGCCTACTTCGATCAGCTCTTGACTGGCCCTATCAATGGACTTAGCTGAGCAACCCATCTTCTCTGCCAAAGTTTCACGGGAGGGAAACGCCTCATGGGTTCGATTATCTGCGTAACGAGCAAGCACAGAGTAAAGCCTGACAGCCTTATCGGATACGCCAGAATAGGTGAGCCATTCAGGGATGATGCTGAAGCGGATCTCTGAGTCGAGTTGGTCGTTCACTGTCTTGCCCTTCTACCGGCTAGACTTGTAACTAGCCGATGGTTATGTCATCGGTTTACTGATGGCCTCCTGCACTCCACCTCGCGGGGGGCCATCTCTTATTCAGTTATAGCAACACTCTACACCCACTGGCACAATCAGAATGGCACAGGTTCCGCCACCATTATCTTCCACCCGTTAGGCAGCAACACCCACCACCTGAACGCCACACAATCGAATACAGGGTGCTCGGGTGACTCCCACATTGGGAGCTTGTGACCCCAGTGACGCGCATCACGCGCCACCAAGAAATCCGACTCCATCGCCCCGTTATACAACCCGCACACCATCATCAAGTTCTGGGGAATGTCCAGGAGCTTTGACCCACCCATGCCCCTGTTGATCCTGTGGTGTGGCACCAGGTCATCCTCGCGCCCGCAATGCCAGCAGTAAGGGTCACGCCCTTGAACCTGTTTCAGAATCTTCTTCGGGATTGCCATGCCTACAGTCTACCTAAGTCACTTCCAGGTAGCCCCGCATCGGCACGAACACGCGGATGTGGCTTGCAAATAGTATGCGCTGGCATCCTCGAGGGTCGAATCTGTACGTACACACATACATGGATGTGTGTACAAAACGTTCCATGCATATACGGAAATCAGCTTCCGTGTATATACGGAAATTAGGTGTCAAAACTTTATCCCTGGTTACAGAATCAGTTACCCAAAGGTAGCCCGATAAGGTTGCCTTATCTCCACTCCAAAGGGGCATTACCCTTCTCCACATCGAGGGCATCAAAATATGCGCTCTCAAGGGCATTCTCCATATGCTCCATCACACTCGAAGCGAAAGCCAACTCGTTAGACAGGGTGCTGGCAGTGTCATCCACAAAATCGACATGCTCATAATAGAAGTCCCAGACAGTTTGGAACGCCTCACGCTTCACCCGCAGCTCCTGAGCGAGCAAGTGATAGCAGTGAGCCATGCCTGCAATGAACTGCTCATCATGATCCGTCATAGTTTCATCTCCGCCTGCAACAGCTTCGACATGGTGGCCTGCGCCATCAAAGCAGACTCGATAACCCGCAACTTCGTGCGAACCCTATTCACCTGCGCCTTCGCAATATCCCGTTCAAAGCGGATATCAGCACACTCCAGCTTCGCGTGCGCTTGCCGTTCAGCGACAGACCCAGACTCCGAAAGAAACGCACTTGCCTCAGCCGTGTCCAAATCCTTCTCAGCCTGAGCCAGGTTAGCCTCCGCAGCATACAAAGCCTCAACACCCTTCTTGTTCTCAGAAGTCAGCTCCGCAATCTCCTGAACTATCTCCGATACCATCACAAACCATCACCAACCTTCTGCATAATTCAACCCTCCAAAACTCACTTAGTACTGGATCGTTTAGTTGCTGTGCCTCCAGGTACGCCTGTGTCAATTCCGTCACGCTCGCCAACAGAAGTGAGCTGCTCTGCATAAGCCTTCACTTCCTCTAATACGGGTGTGGGCGCACCAGCCTTCGATGCTTCCCCCCATAGTAAGCGTAGGCGGTCTTTATCTGTCAGGAGTTTTGCTTCAGCAACCCAGTCGCGGGCCTTCTCAGCTTGCTCGAACCGTTGCACCTTCTCCATCTCCTCACGGGAGGCACGCTTGTTCCCTGAGTACCCTGCATTTGCGAGCGCCCTTCCGATGCTGCTGGTTTCACAGACCTCCAGGGCCGAGCTTTGCTGAGGCCCACTAGCGCTATCCACCTCATAGGCCAAACCTGTGGCCTTAGGGCAAGCGCGCTCCAAATCCTCACCAGAGAAGAACACAAGCGACTTCACCACCCACAGCTTCTCAAGCCGATACTCAGGCAGGGTTTCATTCTCAGTGATGATTCTGCCGTCAGGGTGATCCGCATAAAAGCGTTTTATACGCTCCTCAACAGTTTCATAATCTGCCAGATTGAACCTAGCCATCAGCCCACCAACTTTGCATCGCGACCGATATTGGCAGCCTTTTGAAACTTGCCTTTAGAGTTGTAGGCGCGCCTCATGTTTCTATTGTCACCCTTAACCGGAACAAAATAACCAAGCTCCACAAAATCAGCCCACAGGTTAGGTGACAACCTCAAGAACTCACGATTGGAGTCCTTCATAATTGCTTCCGCCCACCTATCCAACCTGACCTTCAACACAAAGTTTCTGCCATCAATTTCACTCAGCTTACGCTTTACAGAATCTAGTTCAGCGATCACATCCTTAGTGCCATCGAACACAGCCTCAATAGCCGTCAGCCTAATGACCTCGCTGCGCGAATCAGATAAATCCGCTTTTGCTTTCTTGAGAGTTGCTTTCAACTCAGCAACCTCAGCCTCGAGGTTCTCAAAGCTTCTCGCTTCAGCCCTCGCTCCATACTTTCCCTTAGCCATCACTTACCAACCTTCTGAGCCAAAATGCGCCCCTCAAGTTTCCAATAATCACGCCACGACTCATGAGGCTGCGAACCACTCCGCAAATCCTCCACATACTTAGTGGCAACCTTCAACAGGTTCTCATCCTTCTTATCCATGATTTACCCTTTCCCATAGTTGTTCAGCTGTGTCACGCAATAGCTCAATCATGCCCTCATCCCGTTCCATCCACAAGCTCTGTGGCTCAAACCATGCCGGGGCGAAAACCCCATCCACTTCAATCCGCATCATCCACGCAAACAAACACCGTTCAGCACCCGTCACATGCAGCTGCCATTGCACCTGCCTGCGGTACTGGATGGGGATAACACCGTCAGCCCAATCCTTCCCTGTGGTCTTTATCTCAGCAATCATGGTGTGATCCGGTGACAACCCGTCAGGGGTAGCGAGGTGGTGAGGGAACTTATCGTTCCTGATAAGCCACTCATTAGGGAGAATCCCAAACTTCGTGTGAACAGTCCTCGCAATCACAGGCTCATAATCCCTACCAAAAGCCATGTAAGGGTTATCAGGGATCCGTGCGTCATCCACATACTCTGCCACCGCCTGCTTGAAACCTGCAGGTGTCGCAGCCTTCGCAACCTGTGTAGCCGTCACCCCACCCCTGCGAGCCAACAACCAACCCTGAGGGAAATAGTGTTTATTAGCCATGAACCGTTCAGCTGTAATCACCGCGCACCCACCTTCCTTTCGCAACCTCGTAGGCTGCGTTTACTGTGAACTCATCGAGGGCCGAAACCGCTGCCGTCACTTCCCTGTGAGCTTTCTCCCACACATACCCACTGTCAGACATTGCGCAATTCCACCCTTCAAGGATTAGGTCAGCTAACCCCTCC